ACTGGTTTCCAGTCTAAATTTAAATAAGATAAATCACCGTTTATAGATAATTCATCTTTATATTTTTGTACATTTTGTTCTCCTCTAGCGTATAATCTAAGATTATGAAAATTTCTATAACCTGTATTCCATCTACTACCATTAACTCTACCGCCTCTAAACCATTCATATTCAATAGCTTGCCCTACTAATAACCCATATTCTAAACTTTTCTTTTCCTCTTCAGATACCATCTGATCAGGAAACGCACTATTAACACCAGTGTTTAATTTCATCTAATTAATTATTTTTGATTCACTACCTTTGTTATCATATCTTGCGAAACTCAAACTAACAGGTTGTTTTATAACCTCAGGTACGGGTCTATATTTATTTTTATTACAAGCCATTATTGCTAAACCAGAACTTATAGATGCATCATGCTTTGTTCTATTGTTTATATCAAATGCTGCCCAGTCTTCCAATGTTCTTTGAAAATACATTGTTCCATATTGTTCATTGTTATAACCAACAAACATTTCTATATAAGCTTCAATAGCGGCAGCATGAGCTTGCTTAACGTCTTCACTTGAATTAGGTATACCACCTATTTCTTTTTCAGCAACAGACAATTTATACATTGTTTTATCAGGCCTGTTCATAGAGTAGCCTCTATAACCTCTTCTTTTAAAATGATATAATAATCTTGGTTTATTGTTTTCAGCAAGAAGTGGCATTCCATAAAAAACACAAGCCATAAGTACATCTTCAAAAAATATTTCTGCGGTTTGTGGTCTTGATATATACTCTAAAAAGAATAAGTTAGGTGGACAATCATCCATACTAAACTTTGTTAACCCATGAAGAGATCCTTTTGATCCTCTTCCGTCTACTGTCCCTGATATATCATACGAGTCACAACCAAAAGCTCCCATATGCTCATTAGCTGGAAACTTTTTACCATTTTTAATAAGTACTCTATTTTGTTGATTTTCATTTGGTATCCATGAAACAAAAAATCTACCTTGCTTACTTGGAACAAACATAACGCTCGTATCTTTAATACCATCCACCCATTGAAAATTACCCTGTGTTATTACACCAGAGTATTTTAAATCTTCATTATAATCTATTTGTTCGTATATTTTCGTTAAATTAAACAAAGATCTTTTAGTTTCATCTCTGAATGCGTGTTTTTCTGTACGTGGAAACTGTCTATATAATTCATTAAGTGCATCAGGATCATTCTTAAGGCCATCTACTTCATTTTCCCAATGTTCGATAACGCCGATTTCAATTGGGTAGCCGTCTGGACCTTCTTTCGGTTTTTTGGGTGTATCGAAGACAGGTAAGCCATAAGAATCAATGTATCCTTCGTAGTTCCACTCCATAGGTATGAACAAGCTATATAATCCCGAGCTAGTCTGCCCATTGCGGTTTCTTCTGGTAACGTCTGAATCATCATATATTTTTTTATAGTTTCTACCTCCTTTATCTAAAGCATTTGACGTTGAACCCATCATACACTTACCTATAATTCTAGAACCTAATCGTAAACAAGTTTTTGTAACCCTCCAGTTATTTAATATATTATCAGGTTTTTCCCATTTACCAGACTCATCATGTACAAGTAGTTTTAATTTTTCACCATCGTAACTGTTGTCCCCTGTGTTTTTCCAGTCAATAGTTGTATCTAATCCTTCTAATTCTTCAAGCTGTTCGTTAGTATCTAGTTTACGTCTTGTAAATCTACTAGCCGGAACCCTGTATGCAAGTTCTGTTTTTGGTCGATCCATACCATCTTGAATCGGTTTGAAGAAAAACGGATAGTTGACGGAAATTGGTACGATTTTATCGGTAAACATTTTCTTTGCATCAGCCCCTGACTTTGATAAGACACCGTATCTAGCATCACTAGAGATAGTGGCAAGGTTGACAGTTTCGCCTGATGCCATGAATGAAAAACCAGACCGTCTGTTTTTGAGGTAGCACATTCCGTAGCAACGTTTATCTGCTTTACAAGCTTCCCAGAATATAAAGAATAATCTGTTTGCTTCCCTAAAATCTGCTTGCCCAACATCAATCTTGGACCACTGCAGGTACATATAATGAGTACCAGTAATATAAGTAGCTTTACCTTTATTAGTAAACCAATAACCCTCGTGGCGCCTGGCAAATTCTCTATCAATATACGCATACCATTTTTCTTTAAAATCATCTGGATATTGTTTCCAGTCAAATATTGTTTTAATTTTTTTTAATGCTTTAGGATACTCATGTACTTGCCATTTGTCGTAATCTTTATTAACATCTTTTTCTTTTGGTAACGCTATTTTTAAATTTTGTATTTCATAAACATCACCTATTTGACCAGTTTTAGATATAACAACAACATCATATTCTTTATTGTATCCATACTCCCATTTTTTAGATCTGTTTAATCTTTTTACTACATGAGGTTTTATATGATCAATTACTTTATATAAAGTTTGCTTATACATTATTTAGATCTTCTTTCTGCAAAACCTCCAAAAGCTTCTTTTTTCTTTTCTTCTTTTGGCTTGTCATTTAACATATCTTCTTCTTCTTTAATACGATTAAGTATTTCAAAAGCATCAAATATAGCTAGCTTTTTTGTAGCAGCTGCATTTTTTAATCTATCAGCTGATATGTCATCATCAGAATCAACTATAGCTTCTTTTGCAACTTTAATAAGTTCTTCAACCGCTCTGTGCCCAGCTTGGATTATATTCTTCTTCGTTTCCTTGACGTTCATGTTTTATTACAATATCATTTGATTTCATACAATATAGACGCTTACCATCAACTAAAAATTCATATTCACCAAAAGGTTTATACCCTACAAGGTCTCCCTCGTTGATTTCTAGCGCTTCTAAGACACTATTACCATATTTTAATACACCAATAAGGTTTTGTTCTAAAACATTATGTATTTCAACATTATCTCTGAGCGGTGCAACAAAACATCTATCACCAAAAGCCTTCCATTTATTTTTTCTTTTGTATAAATAAACTTGATCTTGTTGTACAAAATATAAACCATCTTTAAAATACGATTTACTATTTTTTTCTTCTCCTCTTACATTATACCATCTTCTAAATACATTATGATGAATCATTATTAAATCACCTTTTTTAACAGGTGTTTTATATGATAAAGGTACTTCTACTACTTTAGCTATATTATTTACAGCTTTAAAAGTTTCTAATTGAGTATTGATTATAAGGCTTTTGTCACCTACTTTAACTTCATTATTATATCGCTGACCGTAAGGTTCAACGATAAAATCAAAAACACTTTTCATTAATACTCTAAATCATACTCAACGGAGATTGCCATGTTAGAATTAAATTTCTTCCACGGCAATACCTCGTTGTTTTTTTTAATGTAAATGTTATAAGAATTATCTTCTTTATCAAAGAGTATATGAGATATAGTGTGACCTCCATACACCGATTGAGTTAGAGAATAATGCATCGCATCGGTTTTGTAATCAGTACCAATGCTGATTTTTCTAATAACAGATGGCATTACTCTTTAACCTCTTCTTTTTCTTGTTCTTCTTCTTTTTCGATAGGAGTGTAAGAACCGTCTTCAAGATTAATGTTAATCGATCCGTATTCTTTTTCTAGTTCTTTTTTAAAGTCTTCAGTTTCTTTGTTAACTTCATGGAACTTAGATAATACCGCGGTTTTTTGGGCTTCTAAAAATCCTACTTCATTTAATAACTTGTTTAGCTCTTTTTGAAAATTTTGGATTTTTTCTAATTGGTCTTTTTTGATATGCATATTAATTAAATTTGATTATTTGCCTATTGATTTAAATTTCTCTGCACCTCGTGAACCGAAATAGGCAACATAAACGGTTATAAGAAGTGATTTTAAAAGGTCTATCCAACCGGTATCAATACCAAATGATATATCAAACCCGTCTAATAGTATAAAAACAACAAGAGATAATGTTAAGAATATCAATGTCATTGGCCGAGTGTTTTTTGAGAGCCATGAATCGGATTTCATATCGCTTTCCCAGCGTTTTGATACCTCTTGTAATTCTATAGTGTCTTGCTCTAATAATTTAAGAGCTGTTTCTTTGTCTTGTGGTGGTAGGTCTGGATCCTTGTCTATAAGGTTTTTAACCATACCTAACGCGCCTTGATCAGGCAGTATATCTCCTATCACATTTATAATACCTGATTTACCTAGTAGAAATTTTCCTACTTTAGTATCTTTAAATTTCTTTTTTGGTTGTGACATAATTATTCTGCTTTATATGCGGGTGCTACCTCCCACGGTAAAGTTTTATCACCTTCATCAAAAGATGATCTTAAATATTTTTTACCCTTCCAGTACATTGCTTTTTCATCATAATCTAAATCTCCACGAGCCATTTGATGTATGTGAACATTTTCGTGATTAATGGTTTCAGTTATTAAATCTGGATCGGTTACGTTTTTATTAATTAAAATATTTCCACGCTTATCAGCTCTACCTATAACATCATCTTCTTCAAACTCTACATTTACTATTGGTGTAGGAAATTTACTAAAAGGTGGTTTAAGTTTAAAAGCCATATCTAAACAATGAAAGCCACAAGGCCTAAACCCTGTGGCATATCATAATTAATTATTAAGAGAATACTATGTTACTAACTGTAATACCTGATGGTAAAGCAACTTTAGCTTTTACACCACCTGGATTAGCTGTTAATGCATAGTTAATTGCATCTCTTACTGAAGGAGTTGTTCCTACTGAAGCATGAGTAATAGTAGCTTCGTCAAGAACACCACCGTTAAACTTGATTACTGTAGTTGTTGCTGAAGCAGCGTCTACTCCTACAATACTATCTACTCCGATTAAAATGTCTCCACCGTCAAGTCCAGCTCCCGATGAATAAATTGAGATAAATTTTGCCATAATTTTTAATTTTGTTTGTTGTTAATGATTGTTGATTGTTGTTGATTATTTATATTGTTTTAAAATTTTATTTATACCTTTGCTTTTAGAGCTGTGAATACCTTTATTTGGTCCTTTTTCTAATACTGAAGCTTTTGGTTTAGGTGCGTTTACTAAACCTTTTTGTTTTATTTTATTACCTTCTTGAGCTGTTTTACCAGATCTACTTATTCCAAATTTCATATTTTCTCTAAAAGCATCACTGTGTTTTGTAACTTCTGGGGTATAACCCATACTCATAAAAGTTTTTTCTTTTCCAGTTTGAGTATCAACACCTTTAAATTGCTCCGTAGGCGAATAATGAGCTCTAATGTCTGAATTTGGTTTTACAAAATTTTTCATACCAGTTTCAGAAGTAGCAAATTTTGCAGCTTTTGATAATATATCTTTAGCTACGTGGGGATTTTTATTACCCCCACTGCCCAAATAATCTTGAAAAACTCCTTTAGGTAAACCAGGCTTAGTTTTCCCTCTCTCAAAACCTAAACTAGAACCATCTCTGTTAGCGTAACCACCTCTACCTCTTGTAGTGTTATAACCAGCATCGTAAACACTTTTTGAAAACTTGTTTATGCTTTTTGCAGTTTCTGCTGGTGTAGGTGGTGATGTATCTGTTTCTGGATCTGTTTTACTTGCCCCATATGATTCTCCTGACATTTTTTTAGGTCCCTTATCACCTTCTAATACACCTCTTCCTATTAAAACATCTTTTTGTGTAATTTTACCATCACCTGAAAGATCTTCTAACTGTTTGTGTGGCCCTTTGTATCTAGCTGCACCTTCTCCATAAAATTTATGTGGTTGCCCGTATCTACCGGCACCATGACCTCCAGAGATTATGTCTTTCCCTGATCCTGGTATTCCACCACCTATTGTTTTTCCTTTTGTACCCATGATTATTTATTGTTTTTCATATGTTTAGACAAAAAAGTATGATCACGTTTAATGTCTCCAGCTAATTTTGATATGTGTTTTTCATCAGCTGTTTGGTTAATATTTTTGTACTTACCTCCTTTTTTTTGATCATCTAAAACATCTCTTTTTAAATAATCGATGTGAGCTTTGTCATCTTTGATAGCAGATTTTACATTGCCTTTAGTAATTTTTGTATCCATTGTTTTTTTTATTTATTTTAACTTAAAGCTACTAAATTTAATACACCACCATCTGTTCCTGTAGAGTAAACTTGAACTACACTTACGGGTAATATTGATCCTTGAGTAGGATTAACAAATTCTATTGCTTCATTGTTTATTGTATGTACTTTTATTTTAGATTCACTATCATAACTATACGTTAAAGTAGCATCAGCAGCTATACTATCTGCTTGAGATAAAGTATAGTTACTAGCATCAACCACTGTTGCTACTAGTAAACCTGCATCTGGTAATCCAGTGCCTGTAACTCTCATACCAACTTTAATCAACGGATTTGGAGATTTTAAACCTACATTAACTGAGTTATTAACAACATTGTTATTTGAAGTTGTTGTAACAGGTAAAGTGCTTGGTGAGTTACCTATATATAAATTGTATTGCTTCCAAGCCCCTATTGGAGTTGAAGCTTTTGCTCTACCATCTATAAGTAACGTATCACTTGGAGTGACTGGTATAGCTGATTTGTACGAGTCGGTGTAATAATTTCTAATCATTTTTTTTTATTTTTTTTCTTTATTTTTATTACAAAAGTTTCTAGCAGCTTCTTTACTACCAAAACCCCATTTTTTAAGAGCCATTTTTAATTTAGTTGGCTCACCTTTTTTATTTTTTAAAGAACCAGCCATACCTCCAAATCTACAAGCAAAAGAAACTCTACGTTTACCAGTACCAGATGTTTGTCTAGTACCTAGTTTTTTACCAGTTTCTTTAGTGTATTCAGATCTCATTTTACGATTTTGTTTTTCGTAAGACTTTTCTGTTATAGCAGGTCCATTGCATTTTTTAGCAAAAGGAGAATTGTATTGTGTGTAAGCCATTATATTACTTTGTATTTAGTTTTACCATTATCTTTATAAGCAAGTAGACATCTTCTTCTATTAGCATCTTCAGATACATAGCTTACATGCACCCAGTCAGGATTTTGATCAGTACCAAATTCCCAAATCATTTGATCGAAATCTAAATTATTTTTTATATACTCGTACATTTCTGCATTAGTTTTATAACCATAATTATCATCTAAATCAAGAGCGCAACCAATACAGTGTTGAGACGTTGTACTTCCACCAATAGCAGAATTTAATTTAGGCGAGCGATAGAAACTATTAATAGCGATTGGACCACCTACCCATTTACGTAGAGGTTCAAACACTTTTTCTGCAATAGTTTTCATATTAACCAAATCTAATTCCCTAGGTGTATTATCAATATTTAACCTAGTAGCTGTGTGAGATTTAATCCCTTCTTTAAGCGATATGTGTTCACTTATTCTATCACTCATTTTAGTGAAATTTTACTATCTTTTAGCAATACTACTTATTGGCCCAGCTTTATAATCACAAGGATACTTTGAAACTTGCATATTATTTCTTGCATTACCTTTTGCTAAATTTGTTGCAGTGTGAGGTCCACCCCACGTTGCATCAGCACCAACTTGTCCTTTTTTACTCATATCTTATATTTTAAACTGATTATTGTCTAGTTCTTCTCTAGGTGTTATATCTGGAGTTCCTAATGTAGGAAACGAACCAGCGGTTTGAACATCAGGATTTGAAACTATAGGTTTACCAGATCTGTCTATGTTTTTAGTATCAAACTTCATACTCATAGATTCTTGATCTTTTGGAGAAATAAACTTATTCTTTATTTCAAAAGGTCTAAACATATCATCAGCCTTATCCATACTCATAGGATCTAATATAGACTCTTTAATCCTTTCGTTTATATCTTTCATTATTTTTTAGACTTTAAAACTTTGATTTTATCTTCAAGCTTTTTAATCTTTTTGTCTATTGAAGAATATTCTTTTTTTACTTCTTCAACCTTTTTTTCTTTTTTTCCCATGATTATCTGTTTTTATCTTTGTTAACATTATTTATAGACGTGATCATTACTTTGTCTATATAGGTTTTACCTTTCATTATTTTATTTCTATGTAATGAGGTTGGTATATCCTCTATTCCAAGCATAATTCGGTACATTCTACTTATAAGCTGTTTACACTTGAAAGAAACTTTGTATATGTTGTATTTTTGAGTTGTACGATTATGTTTTCTCCATACGATTATCCAACCCTCTTTTAACAATCTGTTCCAGCGTCTATTATCCCAGCTATAAGAATAAGTACCGATTTTAAAATCTTCTTTAGTAAAAAGACCCATGCAATCGAAATATATAAGTAATTCTAAATCTGCATCATTTAAGTTGTTATTTTTACAAGCCCACTTCCTGATTATTCTATAATGTTTTAAAAGATTTAAATCTCTAATATCAGAAGCTTCTAGTCTCATAATACAACTACAACATGGTTGATGTGAACCACAGTGTAGATTTCTTTTTTTATTTCTATTTGATGAGAATTATTTTTATCAAAATAAATAACATCATTTTGCTTTATTCCAGTTACATCACTACCAGCTGAAACTATAACACCTTCAGTATACCTTATATCTTCACGTTGTTTTTCAGCTAAAAAAAGTCCACCTTTTGTTTCAGATATACCTTGTTTATTTATTTTTACTATTAAATTTTTACCTATTGCTTTCATCTATTCTAAGATTATTTATTACACAATCGGTTGATAAAATAGTGGTAGCAACAGAAGCTGCATTTTTTAAAGCACTTTTAGTTACAAGCAAAGGATCAATAATCCCTGACTCAATCATATTTACCATATTTCCTGTAACAACATCTAAACCTTTACCTTCAGTTTTAGATGAACTATAATCAACTATACCAGCGTTGTTTAATATTGTTTTAAATGGAGCCTGTATAGCTTTCAACAATATGTTTTCACCTTTATTAGTTGTTTTAATTTTTTGCGAAGCGTTTAATAAAGCAATTCCACCACCTGGAACTATACCTTCTTTAATAGCAGCTTTAGTTGCACATATAGCATCTTCCACCCTATCTTTTAATTCTTGTAATTCAACTTCAGAATTAGCACCAACTTTTACAACAGCAACTTTACCTGATAATCTAGCTAATCTAGTTTCTAATTGAATTATTTCATTTGGATTTTTAGTAGATAATAATTTCTTTTTTATTTCTTCTATTAAACCTTTAACTTCTTCAGATACTTCACCAACATGAATTATAGTCTCTTGTTGATTACTAACACTTTTAATACATTGCCCTAATTGTTCTGGGCCTATTAAATCTATATCATCACCTAAGTCTTCATTTATAATAGTCGCTCCAGTTAATAAAGCTAAATCATTTAATGTTTCTTTTTTGTTAACACCGTATATAGGTGCATCAATAACATTAACCTTTATATTACCTTTTATTTTATTCATAGCTAAAGCAGACATAACTTGTTGATCTACATCAGCTATAATAAGTAATGATTTATTATTTTTTATAACGTATTCAAGTACGTTTTGTATTTTTCTTATATTTTCAATTTCAGACTCTACTAATAAAACTAATGGATTATCTAGCTCAGCTGTTTTAGTAGCTTGATCAGTGACAAAATGTATGTTTTTTAATCCTCTATTGTATTGTATACCATCTATTGTTTCAAATCTTGTTTCTGGTAAATCTGAAACCTCCATCATTACAACACCTGTTTGATTAACTGATCTAAATGCATCAGCTATAATTTTACCAAGAACAGGATCATTGTTTGTAGATATTGTAGCCACTTGATCGATCATATCATTTTTAACCGGTGTTGCTATATTATTTAAATAATCAACAACATCATTAACAGCTTTATTAATACCTTCTTTTATTTGCCTTGAGTTTTCTTTATCTAAAACCTTGTAAGCTTCTTCTAATATAGCGTGAGCTAAAACCGTTGCTGTTGTTGTACCGTCACCAGCTTCACTCACTGTTTTTTTAGCAGCTTCTTTTAATAATGTTGCACCCATGTTTTCCACTGGATCTAGCAGCGTTATTGATTCAGCTACGGTTACACCATCTTTGGTAATAATTGGTTTGCCAGTTGTATCCTCTAGAATAACACACTTACCGCTAGCTCCTAATGTGGAGCTAACAGCTTGTGTAAGTTTCGTAATACCAGCAAACACATTGTTTTTAGCGTCCAAACCAAAGTTCAGATTCTTTACAATTGCATTTGACATAATTTAATTTAATTTAATTTGATTAAGTATTATTTGAATGTTTTAACAACTTTAGGTCCTTTAATAAAGTCCACTTTCTTTTTATAGTGATCAACACTACCATCGATAGCAGCTTCAGCAGATTCTAAAGTTTCACGTCTAGTTACATCGAACCATCTGTCGCAACATTCGTCTTCGTTACAGTCACAGCTGGGGTCTTTGTACTCGGTTTGAAAATAACCATTAGGTAACTGAACTATTCTCCAGTTTTTCTTTTCAGCTAAGTGCTTCCAAGCTTTAATAGTTTCTTCGGAAATTTGTGGTGTTTTGGGTTGACCCATTGAAGAGGTCAACGAATAAAAATAAGTCATCGTTTTTTGGTTTTAATTGGTTAAACATTATTTTGGTTTATATCACTACCACAGTGATATAGGTTTAATTATACTATCACTTGTTTTTTACAAAACTTACACTATTCAACTGGTGGTATAGGTGGGTTTTGCCATGTAAAGTATAAATCTTCATTTACAGGTGTAATTTGAAGCTTAATATTATCTTCAATAGATTTAGCCATTCTAGCTACATCTAAAGCGTCTTCAAGCCATCCTATCACTACATTTTCAAAAGCTTCAGTATTTTCATAAGGTATAAAAGGTTCACCAGCCACATAAGTAAAGCTTTGAGCACCTATTTGGCTTGCGTAATATTGTTGCCCTCCAGATTCTTCAGAACCTGAGTAAGTCCAATGCACTGTGTATATAACATTATCCTCGCCTTCAGCTTGAATATGTGCATTCATTTGGTTAATTGTCCATTTGTAAGTAATTGCCATAATTTTAATTTTCTAATTGTTCTATTCTTGATTTTAAATCATTTATTATTTCTTGTTGTTCTTGTATTGCTTTTAATAAAACAGGAGTTAATTTAGAATAATCAACGCCTTGCATTTTTTCACCATCTTTTTCCCCTGTAACTACGTTTGGTAACGTTTGTTTTAATTCATGTGCTATAAAGCCATAATCTCTTTGTTCGACATCTTTCCACTTGTAGTCGTATGCTGTTATATTGTTTACTAAGTCTAAAGCGTTAAAATCTTTTAAATCTTCTTTTAGCCTGTAGTCTGATCCTGTATTATAA